AGAACGGAGCCTTGGAACGGTGCTTGTGGAGTGTACCACCCACTATTATCCGAGGCGGTAGTTAGGTTTCAGTCTGAGGCTATAACCGAGACATTCCCTGCAGCTGGCCCTGTAAAGGCCAAAGTATTAGGTAAACCCTCGAAAGATAAAGATAAAATAGCAGCTCGTGTGCAGGAGGATATGAATTATCGTCTTACTGAGCAGATGACAGAGTATCGTCCAGAACATGAGAGACTGCTATGGAATCTGGCGTTGGCGGGGTCAGCATTTAAAAAGGTTTACTACGATCCTGCTATGGGTAGACAGTGTGCAGCGTTTATACCTGCAGAGGATTTTATAGTATCTTACGGCTCGTCTGACTTAACTACTTGCCCTCGTGTTACACATGTAATGAGAAAGACCGAGAATGAAGTTAGGTTTCTGCAGGTCAATGGATTCTATGCTTCTGTAGATTTAGGAGAACCGGGCTTTAGCAGAACATCCATACAGGAGAAAAAAGATAAGACTGAGGGTGTAGAGGTACAAGAAGATAATAGATATGAGCTTCTTGAAATGCACGTAGAGTATGATTTAGGGGAAGACTCCGATCAGATAGCCCTTCCTTATGTTGTTACGATTGATCGTTCTTCGTTACAGATTCTTTCTATATACCGTAACTGGAGGGAAGATGATGAACTTAGAATGAAGCGTAATCATTTTGTTCATTATACTTATATACCGGGATTTGGATTTTATGGATTTGGACTTATACATTTACTTGGTGGGCATGCTAAGTCTGGTACTTCTTTACTTAGGCAGTTAGTTGACGCAGGTACGTTAAATAACTTACCGGGGGGTCTTAAAACCAGAGGGCTTAGAATTAAGGGTGATGATACACCTATTATGCCGGGGGAGTTTCGTGATGTAGATGTACCCGGAGGTAAGATTGCTGACAATATTTCGTTCCTACCTTATAAAGAGCCTTCCCAGACATTATTAGCTTTATTCCAAAATATTATAGATCAGGGTCGTTCAATGGCGGCTATCTCTGATTTCAAGGGAGTTGATCTTAATTCTGAAGCTCCTGTAGGTACAACTCTGGCTATTCTGGAGAGAATGTTAAAAGTTATGAGTGCTGTACAAGCTCGTATGCATAACTCTATGAAGGTAGAGTTTAAGCTATTAAAAGAGATTATAGAGGATCATGTAGGGGATTATGAGTCTGAAGTAAGTGGAGATAATATAACCCAGATACGTCCTATGGAGCAGGGGGTACAGATAAATCAACAGGTAATTACTAGAAGAGAGTATGAAGATGTTGAAGTAATCCCTGTTAGTGATCCTAATGCTTCTACCATGTCCATGCGGGTTGTCCAGTATCAGGCAGCCCTACAGTTAGCAGCTCAAGCCCCACAGTTATACGACTTACCTTTGCTACATCAACAGATGCTACAAACTTTAGGTATTAAGGACGCTGCTAGGTTAGTTCCTATAGAAGATGATATGACCCCTAAAGACCCTGTAAGTGAAAACATGGCTATCCTTACTAATAAACCTGTAAAAGCCTTTTTATATCAAGACCATAAGGCTCATATACAAACCCATATGACCGCAGCACAAAACCCTGAGATTATGCAGCTTATTGGGCAAAGTCCTATGGCTAACGCCATAAGAGGGGCATTGGCTTCCCATATAGCAGAACACGTAGCTATGCAATACAGGGCGGAAGTTGAGAAACAAATGGGTGTACCACTACCTGCACCTAACGAGGAGATGCCAGAAGAACTCGAAGTTGAGATTTCAAGAATGATGGCACAGGCATCTACTCAGGTACAGCAACAATCTGCTGCTCAACAGGCACAACAACAAGCACAACAGGCAGCTCAAGACCCAGTTCTTCAATTACAGCAAGCAGAACTACAGCTTAAAGAAGCTGAACTAAGGCGTAAGGCTGCAAAAGACCTTATGGATGCGATGTTGAAGAATGAGCAAATAGAGGCTAATAAAGAGATTGCTGGTGCTCAAATGGGTGTAGATATACAGAGACAAGAAAATGAATTAACTGAAAAACAAAAAACTGAAGGACTTAAGATTGGTTTAGATGTAGCTAAAAATATAGCTGCCAGTGAAGAAGCTCCTCAGCCACAACCACAGGTTCCACCTGCTACCCCTGAAAGGTAACATCTTATGAGTATAGAAGATGCATTTAGAGAAGAATTACGTAAATTAATGAATGATTACGCTGACACGGTATCTACCGGAGGTGCAACAGATTTTCCCCATTATCGGCATCTAGTGGGGACAATAGAAGGTTTAGCTTTAGCTGAAAGAGCCTTTTTAGACTTAATAGATGCTGCCAACAAAGAAGAGGATTTAGATTTATGAGTTCAGTAAGTTCCATAGATGTAGATAAAACTGTAGAAAAAGTAGCGGAGTTAAAGGATAAGTCTTTAAGATTACCCCAACCCGTAGGCTATAAGGTATTGGTTACACTACCAAAAATAGAAGAGAAGACTTCTGGGGGGATTTTAAAACCCGACAGCGTAATAGAGCAAGAGTCTACCGCTGCAAATATAGGGTTTGTTTTAGCCGTTGGCCCCGATGCGTATAAAGATAGAGAGAAGTTTCCTTCAGGGGCTTGGTGTAAAAAAGGAGACTTTGTAGTTATGCGGTCTTACTCAGGTACAAGAATGTTTGTAGATGGGGAAGAATTTCGTATGTTAAATGACGACAGCATAGAAGGTGTTGTTGCAGACCCTCGTGGATTTTCACGTGCTAGTTAGGAGATAAAAAATGGCAGAAGATGTTAAAGTTGAAGAAATAAACACAGCTGAAGAAGTTATAGAAGCAAAAGATGATTTTGAGGTTGAAATTGTTGACGATACCCCAGAGCAAGATAAGGGTAAAGTTCCTTTAAAGGCTGAGGATAGTGCTGAAGCTCCTGTTGAGGAGATGGAACAGTATAGTGCTGAAGTCCAAAAACGCATTAACAAGCTAACTAAGAAAACCCATGATGAGCGTAGAGCTAAAGAGGCTAAAGAACGAGAAGCTAGGGAAGCCTATAATTATGCTAAAGCTCTCCAAGAAGAGAATCGCAGGTTAAAAGAGAATTTATCCAAAGGTGAAAACGTGCTTATGGAGGAGTCTAAGGCTAGAGCAGATGCTGAACTAACTGCAGCTCAACAGGCTTATAAAAAGGCTTACGAAGATGCGGATTCTGATGCTATTGTAGAAGCCCAGACTAGACTTGCTCAGGCTACTGTAGCAAAAAATAATGCGGCTACTTATAACCCTAAATATCAAAACCAAGAAAAACCTTTACAAACAGACTCTAATTCATATAATAACAATAAAGAGGTTCCTGAACCTGATCCGAAAGCAAAGGAATGGTTTGCTAAGAATACATGGTTTGGGAATGACGAAGAAATGACCGCCCTAGCTTATGGGCTGCACGAGAAGTTAGTAAAACAGGGTATAGACCCTCGCTCAGATGAATACTACGAGAAGATTGATTCTCGCCTAAAACAGATTTTTCCAGATCGTTTAAACGATCATGAGGAAGACATTCTTAAAGAAGAAGTTAAAAAATCTGCCCCCGCAAATGTTGTCGCTCCTGTAAAGCGAAGTCCATCTTCTAAGAAAATTACGTTGACTTCTACGCAGGTATCATTAGCCAAAAGGCTAGGAGTGCCACTAGAAGAATATGCAAAACAAGTATCTCAACTTAATAGATAGGAGAAATTAATGGATAATGCACAAACCGCAAGACAGCCTAGGACAACAAAGACACGAGAAAAAGAATCTCGCAAACAAGAATGGGTTCCACCAACACAATTACCTGATCCAGCCCCACAAGACGGATTTACTTTTCGTTGGGTAAGAATAGCAGTATTGGGTCAAAAAGATGATAGAAATGCATCTTTACGTATGCGTGAAGGATGGGTTCCCGTAAAAGCAGACGAACATCCCGAAGTTGTTACGGAATACGGATTTAAAGCTGACGAGTCTGGAAATATTGAATCTGGAGGATTATTACTTTGTAAGATGCCGACAGAGGTTGTAGACAGCCGAAAAGCATATTTTCAGAAAAAAGCAAGACAGCAAGAAGAGTCGGTTGACAATAACTTCATGAGGGAAAATAACCCAAGGATGCCTTTGTTCAGTGAAAAACGATCAACGGTTTCTAAAGGTTAAAGTTATTAATTTTTTATGGAGATTTTTTAATCATGGCTTATCCAACTGTTGAAGCCCCATATGGTCTAATACCAGTTAATCTAATTGGTGGACAGCCGTATGCAGGGTCTACACGGCAGATGAAGATAGCTTCCAACTACGGCACTGATATTTTCTTTGGTGATGTTGTTAAAAGAGCCGCAGATGGAACTATCCAAAAAGAAACAGGTACTACTTCTGTTACTGCCACAGGCGTGATCGGTGTTTTTGTGGGTGTTGCTTACACAGACCCCGGATCGTCCCAAAAAACTTTTAGACAGTATTATCCAGCAAGCACTGTAGCTTCGGATATACAGGCTTATGTTGTTGACGACCCAGATGCACTATTTAAAGTAGCTGTTGTATCTGGCACTACCACTATTGCTGGTATTGCATATGGTTCTATTGGGTCTAACGCTGCATTGGTTCAAAACGCAGGTAGCACCACAAATGGTAACTCTAAAGTTGCTATTCTAAGTTCTAGTGTTGCTACTACTTTATCTTTGCCGATGAGAATCGTTGATGTGGTTGAAGAGACTACTGATTCGTCCGGTAATTACACAGAAGTCATCGTTAAGTGGAACGCTCCGTATGAGAACAGTAATGTTGCTACGGGTGGTCACGCTTATATGGTTGGCACTGGCTTATAAGGAGTAATAAATAATGGCTATTTCAAGAGCACAGTTATTAAAAGAACTCCTACCGGGCTTAAACGCTTTATTTGGTATGGAGTATGATAAGTATGGAGATGAGCATGCTGAGATTTATGATACAGAGACTTCAGAGCGTAGCTTTGAAGAGGAAGTAAAGCTCTCAGGTTTTAGTGCTGCTCCAGTTAAAGACGAAGGTTCTGCAATATCTTATGATAATGCACAAGAAGCATGGACTGCTCGTTACAACCATGAAACCATAGCTTTAGGTTTTTCTATAACAGAAGAAGCAGTGGAAGACAACTTGTATGACAGCCTATCGAGCCGTTATACAAAGGCTCTTGCTCGTGCTATGGCTTATACTAAGCAGGTAAAAGCTGCAGCCGTTCTTAATAATGGTTTCGATAGCAACTATACTGGTGGTGACGGAGTTGAGTTGTTTTCTACCGCACACCCACTTGTTTCTGGCGGAAACAACAAGAACGAGCCTGATACTGCCTCTGATTTGAACGAGACTTCTTTGGAGTCTGCTATTATCAGGATTGGTGGATGGACTGATGAGCGTGGTCTGTTGATCGCTGCTCGTCCAATGAAGTTAATTGTTCCTTCGGCTCTTCAGTTTGTAGCTACTCGTTTGTTAGAGACTGAGCTACGTACTGCTACGGCAGACAACGACACTAATGCTATCCGGTCTATGGGTGCTATTTCTCAAGGATTCACAGTAAATCATTATCTAACTGATACTGATGCTTGGTTCTTGAAGACTGACGTACCTAATGGTCTTAAGCATTTCGTTAGAACCCCAATGCAAACCTCTATGGATGGAGATTTCGACACAGGCAATGCAAGATATAAAGCCCGTGAGCGTTATAGCTTCGGTTTCTCTGATCCACTAGGAATGTTTGGGTCACCGGGAGCGTAATGGTTTACTCAACCTCCTTAGATGAGTACATCCCCCGGATTAATTTCCGGGGGGCTTTTTAACTTCTGACAGCGAAAGCTGACATTAGCCACGACAGGAGATTAAATTATGGCTGTTCATTTTACTGGGCCTATCCTATTTTCAGGAAAGGACGAACCAAGGAAGTGGTTTAATAATCTTCCTATAGATAAAAATCCAGATTACGTTGTTTATTTTGACGACTTTACTGGTGTTGCCTTAGATACAACAAACGATTGGACTCTTATTAAAGATAGTAGTGCAACTGCTGCTTTAGGTGCAGATGCAGAAAGTGGAACTCTTGTTCTTACTTCTCAAGCTACTACGGACAATGATGGTGCTTCCGTTCAAGGTAATGAAATTTTTAAGATTGCTACTGGAGACAGTGGTAGAGACATTTGGTTTGAAACCAAAGTAAAAGTAGGTGATTCCGAAGGAAGTGCAATTGAACTTTGTGTTGGATTAACTGTTAATTTTGCTACTAATCCAGAAGCTATGTTAACAGCTGCTGACCGTATTGTATTCCAAGTTGATGATGGAGATACTAACATTGACTGTGTCACGGAAAAAGACGGTACAGCTACAACCACAGATTCTGGTGTTGATATTGCTGATGATACTTACGTTACCCTTGGTTTTAAGGTATCAGGTAAGAATAGGTCAGCTGCAGTGGTTGAGTTTTTTGTAAATAGAGCTCTCGTAGCTACTCATACTACAAATATCCCTGATGATGAAAATCTAACTATTGGGGTAATGGAGCTATCAGGTTCTGCTACAGGAACTAAATCAGCAACTGTTGATTATTTGTTTGCCGCACAAGATAGATAAGGAGATAGCTTATGGCTTCGGCTAAAGATATTAAAAAAGCTACTCCTAAAAAACAGGATAGCAAAAAAAGTTCAGTGCTGCCCCCAAAGGGTAGTGCTGAGTATAAAGCTATGGTTTTGAAAGGTTTGATTAAGGAGGATAAGTAATGTCCTCTGATATAAAATCAAAGACTTTTAAAAACGATCTGTCTGCAGCTACTGCAGCTATTGCAGCATTACAAACTACTAGTGGTACTGCCGCTATGACGTTGACAGCTGCAGCAGGTACAGGTGCGTTTCATTCTACAGATCAGGCTGCCAAAGTAACTTTAACTTCTGGTGGAAATATATCAGCAGTTACAATTACTATTACTGGTACAGACATAGCAGGAAATGCTCAGACTGAAGATATTGCTGGCCCTAACGCCAATACCGTAACCTCAACTAAATTTTATGACACTGTAACTTCAGTTGCAGGTGACGGTTCTATTGGTACTAATACTTCAGTAGGTGTAGCCGCAGGTACAGCGGGTGGGCAAGGTAAGATTAATTCAGAAAGAACTAGACTAAAAGGACTTCATGCTACTACTGGAGGAACTGTTGGAGATATGACTTTCTATAATACTTCCCCTGTAAGTGGCACTAGTTTGTTTTCTTTAACTGTTGCTACAACAACTAAAGATTATATTGATCCTTACATTCCTGATGATGGTGTACTATTTGATGCAGGTGCTTATGTAGATTTACCTGCGGGTACTACAGCAAGTTTAACTGTGTTTTATGATGGATAGGAGATTAATTATGTGGACTAAACCTACTTATACAGAAATGCGTTTTGGGTTTGAAGTTACCATGTATATTGCCAGTCGGTAATAAATAATGGCTTCTATAGACGTAAGAAAGTTACCTTGTAATAAACCAAGGCGTACACCTAAACACCGTAAAAAATCGCATGTCGTAAAGGCTTGTGAGGGCGGTAAAGAAAAAGTGATACGTTTTGGTCAACAAGGTAAAAAAGTTGGCACTTTAAAAGGTACGGCAGGTAAACCTAAAAAGGGAGAGTCTGCTCGTATGAAAGCTAAAAGACGTTCATTTAAAGCTAGACACGGTAAGAATATAAAGAAAGGCAAGATGTCGGCAGCTTACTGGGCGGATAAAGTTAAATGGTAAGGGGATAGGTATGGCTAAAGGAGTTCCACATTATTTTAGGGATGGGACGAAACATAAAGGCGGTACACATAAAATGCCTAATGGTGATTTACATTCTGGTAAAACACACGGTAAAACAAGTAAAAAATTATTCCATTTTAAAGAATTATCTAAAACAGCACAGTTAAAAGCTAAAGGGAAGAAGGCATAATGGAAAGTAATCCTGAGTCTATAAAACCTGTTATAGATGGGGTATCTGCTACTCTAGGGGTTGGAGTGTTTTTTGGTTACATCCAAGCATTAGTTGGAATTTTTACAATTGTATGGTTTGCTATTCGCATATGGGAAACTAAAACAGTGCAAAAATTAGTTAATAAGGAAAATTAATATGGGTAGAATAATAAAACCTAAAAAACCGGGAGGATATGAAAAATTATTACCCGCACAGAAAAAAGTAGCTAAAAGATTGTTAGAAGAAGAACTTAAGAAACGCAAGCGAAATAGAGGTATGCTTACAGGTGGTCAAGTAAAGTTAGACAAAAACAAAGATGGTGAAATTACAGGAGAGGATTTTAAAATGATGAAAGAAAAAAAAGTAGCTGGTAGGACTTATCCAAAAGGTGACCCACGTTTAAAAATGGACAAAAATAAAAAACTAAGACGTAAGATGAAGCAGAAGCTGATGACTGCAGCTGGTGGCGGCATGATGCAAGATAAGATGAAGATGATGGGCGGTGGTAAAGTCATGAAGTATAGTAAAGGCGGTAAAATAGATGGTGTTGCCATAAGAGGCAAAACTAGAGGTATGGTGGTGTAGTAGATGGCACTTAGTGGCACAGCAACATTTAATCCAGATATAGCGGAGATATGCGAAGAAGCATTTGAACGCTGTGGGTTAGAGATGCGTAGTGGTTATGACTTAAGAACTGCTAGACGTAGTCTTAATATAATGTCTGCAGAGTGGTCTAATCGTGGTATTAACCTGTGGACAGTAGAAGAAGGTACACAAGTTCTTACTGCTGATACTGCTACTTATACTTTACCTGCTTCTACAATAGATTTACTGGAGCATGTGATACGAACTGGGTCAGGCACTAATCAATCTGATCTTTCCATCAATAGAATATCGGTATCTACATATGCGTCAATTACTTCAAAAAATTCGACAGGGCGACCTGTTCAGATATATATTGATCGGCAAGCCACCCCCACCTTCAGAGTATGGCCTACCCCCGATAGTGCCGAGACATACACCTTGGTCTACTGGAGACTTAAAAGAATGGATGACACTGGTAGTAGTGCTACCAATACTATGGACATACCTAGTCGGTTTATCCCTTGTATTACTGCTGGCTTGGCCTATAACATTGCTCTCAAGCGTCCTGAGGTTGCCGTTGACCGTATTGCACTACTTAAAGCAGCGTATGAAGAGCAATTTAATTTAGCGGCTGATGAAGATAGAGATAAATCCTCTATTCAGTTTGCCCCGAACATTAGTCCAGTATAGGAGAAATTATGAAAGAGAAGACTGTATATCAACAACCTAAAAAAGTACCTGTGCCTAATTTTGCAGGGTATCCGAACAATATTCCTTCAACACAGACTATTCCAATGAAAGGAAAAGGTGCTTCTGTTAGAGGAAATAAGGTAAGTAAAAGATTAGCGTAGTAAAATGAGTGATTACGCATCGGGGAAATTTGCGTTTGGTTTCTGTGATAGGTGCGGGTTTAGATATAGATTAAAAGAATTAAAAGAATTAAGTATTAGAGATCAAGAGACAAGCATAAAAGTTTGTCCTGAATGTTGGGAGCCTGACCATCCGCAAAATGCTTTGGGTAGTTTTCCGATTAGAGACCCGCAAGCATTACGAGGGCCACGACCTACTGGGGCTAAATCCGGTAGGGGTGTTTATAGTTTTGACCCGGTTGGTGATGGTAATGGAGTGCCTAATGGTAACAGCACACGACTACAAACAGCGGTAGGAACAGTAACGGTGACAACATCATGAGTCCAATAGAAGATATAGGGAATGAATTAGATACAGTAGTTCCTCCACCACCTGTAATAGTAGACCCTATTGAAGATATGGGAACAGGGGGTGAGCCTATACCAGCATCTTTACCTCCTCCCCCACAACAACCGCAACCGCCACAGCAGTTACAACAGCGTCAGCAATATAACCCTTTCCAGTTTTTAAACCAGCAGTTTCAAAGTTATATGAGGCCACCCCAGTATTCTCCGTTTGGGTATGGGAGTAGAAGTATGTACGGGCTAGGTTCTTATGGCATGCCTATGATGGGAGGGTATGGTATGATGCCCATGATGGGGTATGGCGGTTATGGCGGTTATGGGGGTGGTTATGGTATGCCTTTCGGGGGCGGTGGATTAATGTCTTTATTTGGTGCTTACAGATGAATTATACAGAACTTACACAAGCTATTAAAGATTATACGGAAAATACAGAAACTACTTTTGTAAATAATATTGCTAGTTTTGTAAAACAGGCTGAACAACGTATATATAACGAAGTTCAAATACCATATCTGAGAAAAAACGTAACAGGTACAGCTACAGCATCCAATAAATATTTACAGACCCCTACAGATTTTTTAGCCTCTTATTCTATGGCAGCTATTTTAGCTGATGGGTCATATGAATATATGTTGAATAAAGATGTAAATTGGATGAGAGAGGCTTATCCTGATCCTGCGACTACAGGAACTCCTAAGTATTATGCTTTATTTGATGACGATACTTTTATAATGGCTCCTACTCCTAGTACAGCGTTATCTATAGAGCTACATTACTATTATTATCCAGAGTCTATAACAGTCGCTAGTAGTGGTACGACATGGCTTGGGGATAATTATGAACAGACTTTATTATATGGGTCACTTTTAGAAGCCTATACTTTTATGAAAGGCGATGCTGATTTAATTACATTATATAAAGGTCGATATGATGAAGCTATGAAGCAGTTAAAAATGCTTGGAGATGGTAAAGATAGGCAAGATGCATATCGTTCTGGGCAAGTTAGATATAAGGTGACTTAATGTTTTTTGATGCTATAGCAGGAGAAGTTGGGAAAGTAGATGTTATGACTACGTCTAATAGAGGGCATACTCCTGATGAAGTTGCAGAGTTAGCTTTAAATCGTATATTTGCTTCTTCTAATAATGGGGCGATAGATAGACAAGCGGTGTACCAAATACTTGTATTGTATATGAAAAAGGCTATACAAAGTGATAGAACTACAGTGTATAATCAATTGAGCGATGCTGGCTTTAATGATGCAGCAGAAATTATTAGGAGACTTTAATGGCTATTAGTCAAGCAGTTTGTACGAGTTTTAAAAAAGAATTATTGGAAGGAGCCCACGATTTTAGGGCTGTTAGTACAGGAGACACGTTTAAAATGGCTCTATACACTTCTTCTGCTAGTTTAGATGCAAGCACTACAGCATATACTGCTTCTGGGGAGACTTCAGGAACAGGTTATAGTGCTCAAGGGCAAGAGTTAGCACAGGTTGCCCCTACTACGTCTAGCACCACTGCATTAATTGATTTTGCAGATGAAGTGTTTTCAACTGTCAGTATAACTGCAAGAGGAGCTTTAATATTTAATAATACCCCTACCCATACATACACTAGACCTTCTGTGCTGGTGTTAGATTTTGGTGGGGATAAAACAGCTAGTGCGGGGGATTTTACAGTTGTGTTTCCTACGGCAGACGCTAGTAATGCAATATTAAGAATTACGTAGAGGTGTAATATGGCTTTTGTTTTAGCAGATAGAGTACGAGAAACTTCCACTACAACTGGAACAGGCACACTTAGTTTAGCAGGGGCTGTTCAAAGCTATCAGACTTTTTCTACAGCCATAGGAAATACCAATACTACTTATTATGCAATTGCCCATCAAAGTGCGAATGAATGGGAGGTTGGGTTAGGGACTGTTGCTGCTGGTACTCTGGCAAGAACTTCTGTATTAAAGTCTAGTAATTCTAATAACGCAGTTGATTTATCTAGTGGGACTAAAGATGTTTTTGTAACTTACCCTGCTGAAAAAGCAGTCACCACTAGCGATGCTCAGACCCTTACCAATAAAACTATTGATGCAAGCCAATTGTCAGGTACTGTGGCAAATGCTAGGTTAGATGCACAGTTACAAGATGTAGCAGGGCTGGCTGTTACTAATGGTAATTTTATCGTAGGTGATGGGTCTAATTTTGTAGCAGAATCTGGAGCTACAGCACGTACAAGTTTAGATGTAAATAGCACAGCAGAAGTAACTGCAGAAGCACAAGCGATGGCGATTGCTCTTGGATAAATAGGGAAAAATTATGGCATTTAAAAGTAAAGCGGTACAAAACTTATCAAACTCTTCGGGCAGTCCTACTACTATTAGTGATACTGTGTCCGGTTCTACTACGCATGTAGTGGTAGGGCTAACCATTTCTAATACATCTGCAGCCAATATAACGGCTACGGTTACGTTTACTAAGTCAGGTGGATCAGCTATCCATCTTGTAAAAGATGCTCCTATAGCTGTAGGTGGTACTTTAGTGCTTATCGGAGGGGATCAAAAAGTTGTAGCTGAAGCAGGTGATTTATTCAAAGCGTATGTATCTGCGAGTTCTGCAGCTGATGCAATATTAAGTTATCTAGTGGGAACATAATATGGCTAGTTATATAGGAGCATTTTCGGATAGTTATTTAGGTGATAGAGCTAGATTTGCTGGTTCTGGTGGGGCAGGAAGTTTTGGTGTACTGGAACATGACGCTACAGTAACAGCGGATTACACCATAGGTGAAAACAAAGCAGTAACTCAAAATGCTATTGCGACTAATTTAACTATAGCGAGTGGGGTTACTCTTACAGTTCCTAGTGGTAGTGTTTTAGAAATTGTATAGGAGATAATATGGCAATAACATTAGATGGGACTGAAGGAATCCAGATACCGGATGGCAAAACTTTGGGTTCTACTAGTGATTCAGACTCGATTACTATAGCAGCAGGAGGTGTTACTAAAATAGCTTTTGCGGCTACCCAGTCAGCAAGTTCCGGTGCTAATGTTTTAGATGATTATGAGGAGGGAACTTATACACCAGCTTTAACCTTCGGTGGTGGGTCAACGGGGATTGCTTATTCTACGCAAGAGGGTGTTTATACCAAAATAGGAAGGATATGTTATGTTGGTGGAAGGATAACTTTAACCAATAAAGGTAGTAGTAGTGGGGATGCAGTTATGACGATCCCATTTACGACAGCAGCATCTGCTAATGCGGGGCAAACAAATTTAGCTTATGGAACGAATTTTAGTACCTATACGGCAGCAGGTGTAACTATTGGAGCAGCACAAGGAGCAGCAACAGTAATGATTTATGGGATTGATAATGGGGCTAGTTTGACTAACAGTCACTTTAATAACAACACAGATTTTATATTTACGTTGACATACATGACAGCATAAGGATTTTTAGATGAATGTAACAACAAGAGTTGTGGGTGTTTATAAAATTATAGAGATACGAGAGGAGACAGACGGTGCTATACACCGCAGAACAATATCTCCAGCTGACGATGTAAGTGCTGAAAGTAATGAAATAAAAGCATTAGCTGCGGCACACCATACAGATTCGCTTAAATCTGCGTATTTAGCAGCGATAACTAAAGGTATAATAGGGTAATTAAATGAGTAAAATAGCTTTCACACCAAATGCAAGCGGGTCGGGGGTTTTAACGGTAGCCTCCCCTAATACAAACAGTGATTACACCCTTACCCTACCCGAAAGCACTTCAACTGTTTTAACCGATGGCAGTCAAAACTATGTTTCAATTTTTAGGCTAAATACGTCTGTCAGTCCAAGTTCCGGTGGATCACAAGAAACACTTACAGCGTGGGAAGCAGTAGACTCAAGAGGGCAAGGTAATAAGGGTACTGGTGTATCTCAATCAAGTGGGGTATTTTCTTTTGCAAATACGGGTTATTATTTAATTACCTACAATTTATTTATGACGCAACACACGGTGACTTATGGCGGGGGCGTTTTACAAGCCACACTGAATGATTCAAGTTATTCGTCAATTTTAGAAACGTATTCTTCGACATCAAATACATCTGGCACTTATTACAAAAGTGCAAGTGGCTCGGTAATTTTTGATGTAACAGACACCTCAAACTGCAAAGTTAAAACAAATATTCTGGCAAGTGGCACGACAATTGGGTTTGGTGGAAATACCGATGTTAACTACACTCATATTGTTTTTCAAAGAGTGGGGGACACATAATGGCTGATTACACAGGAAAGATTAAAGAAATTATTGAGCTTTATGTTGGTCGAGAAGTGGATTTCCGCACAGAGTTGGAAGTTTATGATGCTAAGGATGGCGAAGGCCCAAAAATAATTTCTTGGAATGTAAGTGGAAAGACCCAGCCTACGACTAGCCAAATGGATGCACTTGTTTCCCAAGCCGATGCTTTAATTGCAAACGAGAAAGTTCGTAAAACTCGCAGGGATGCTTACGGGGATATTGGCGATCAGCTTGATGAAATTTATAAAGATATTGATGCGTGGAAAACTAGAATAAAAGCTATTAAAGATGGGAATCCTAAATCATGAGTACGTTAGCCGTAAATAATATTACAAAAGCCGATGGAGGTGTTTATCAGTTTGAAAACAAGAACTTACTGATTAACGGGGGTATGAACGTCTGGCAAAGAAGCACCTCGGTTACTAGCAAAACAACTGGAGGCTACTATACTGTAGACCGCTTTGGTAATGGCATTTCATCTCATGGGACATATTCGATTGCTCGATCCACCACCGTTCCAAGTGGGCAAGGATTTGGGTACAGTTGGAAAATGGATTGCACTACTGCCGACACGAGTTTAGCTGCAGGTGCAGAAGTAACATTTTATCAAGCAATCGAAGGACAAAATCTCCAACGTATAAAAAAAGGCACAAGTTCAGCCGATAGCCTTACGCTATCGTTTTGGATTCGCTCTAATTTGACAGGCACATTAACTGCCGAACTCTTAGATACTGATAATACGAGACAGATAAGTCAAACCTTTACTATTTCCAGTGCCGACACTTGGG